TCATCCCTGGCGAACACTGTGCACGAGTTTGACGAAGGGTGGGCTGCCGTAGCCGTCCAGGCAGTATTGGTCCAACGCGAACAGCACGACCGATTCCATGCCCTGCGATTGCGCCAGATCGATTTCCTTCATCCACGCCGTCCACGCATCGCTAATTCCCACCAGATGGCTGCGCTGTGTGTTTGGAAATCCCTTCGCAGCGCTGACGCTCATTGAGTAACTACTCTGGTCAAGGTTGTAATCGCCGGTGAAGGTGAAGCTCTCGGTCTTCAGGCAATTCAGGTTCGTGGGCGTCCAATCAGTGGACGGGAAGTTGATAAGTTGATTGAAAGAAGTATCGTTCGTGTCGGTTGGGTAAAGCACCTCAAACCGGCACCCGGGAAACTCCGACTGGAGGGCTGTTCGAATAGCCGCCGTATAAGCGCCAATCAGGGTCGGCAGGAAGGCTGTCTCATTTGGATAATTGCTGGGGTCGACCTCGTTCGAAGTAATCACCTGCATAGCGACGCCGTACGTATTGAGGAACTGCTGTTGAGTGTAAGCGTCATAGAAGGGCATGCCAATGTTTACGTTCGTGCCCGTACTCGCGTCCCAAACTTGTTTCTGGAAGTACCACCACTGCACTTCTCCCGATTGAAGATAGGGTGTCATCCCGGCGTTGCTTTGTATCGTTGCCATATCGAGATACACTTGGGTCCAGAAGGTCAGGCTAATGGGAGAAAAATTGGTCTGAATAGATGGAGTGTTGAGCACGACGGGCGTGTTATCCGGATAAACTTGCGCGATGCCGACGGTTGCCGAAGGATCGCCGTTCATCAATTCCGTGCTGAACGATGCCACCGCGTCGATGCCATAACCCTTCAACGCCGTGAAATAAGCCGTGTGCCAGTCGCGCGCGGCCCGATTGATTCTCGGGGCCGCCGTAAGGTCGGTTCGCCAGTAATCCGCTGCGCCGATCAACGTGCTATTCAGCGAATTAGTCGTGTCCAAATCATACGGCGCTCCGTCGATCCCGCCGCCCAAGGTAGTGGATGCCGAACCAAAGCTGTAGCCTTCGCTGATTGGGTCCAACTGGACGATTATGCCATTTCCGTCCCCTCCCATTGCTCGTGCGGTGAACGTTAGCTGATCGCCATTGGCGCTCGCCCAAATCAAATTGGTGCCGATGTTGATTAGCCCGGCAAGAGCCTCCGCGACTGTGGACGGTGTGTCGTCGAGTAGAACAAGATGCTTGATTTGCGTCGGGGTGTTCGGCGAGTCCGGCGAAGCAATGTCCAGGATCACGGTTGGGCTCCCCGTATAAATGAGAGCTGTGAGAGTCACGGTTAGCGAGGCATAGACGGTGCCCGTGCGTACCAACTCATAAAACCAAAGGGCGCCCGTATAGTGGTTGACCCGTCCCTGAAAACCGAGCTTGTTGATAAGCCATGCGGTTCGTTCAGCCGGCAGTGATTGCGAATGATAAGTGTCCCAGTCTGTTGCAAGCGAGAGTTGAGTTTGGGGCTCAAAATCCGGTAAGTCTGTGGACGGATAAGCTATTTCTAAGAAATCGAAGTAGAAGGAGTTGCCGGCGGGGCCGCCGTGCGTAAGCTGCACCGTATGTGTGCCGGCCGCATAACTGCCGAGAGGCGATCGTACTAGTACATCCTCTCCACTCAGCAGAAGACTAATCGGCGTCAGTGCTTGACCGTCAATAGAAACATTGACGGTAGCACCCGCAGCCAACAATCGAGTCCCTAAATAGAGTTCGTGTTCCGCCGTTTCCGTATACGTGATGGTGCAGGTATCGTTCGGCTCGCTCGTACTGTGGATCTTGCTCGCGGAGTAATTTCCCGTGCTCAGCGCCCATGCGCCGTTGTAAACCACGCTCGTGTCGGTGTCTTCAATCCGCCTGCTGCCAGGGCCGGCGACTGAATAAACACCATTTCCGGTGACGGTCCAGTTCGAAATGGCAACGTGGAATTCCGATTGTTCATAGGCGCCCGGCTGCATGTCCGCCATCCACGTCCAGCGGAGCTTTCGTACTCGATTAGTGGGAATCCGTGCAGATGTATTTGAATCGGTCAGGTTAGCGAAATCGACAGTGATCTGATACGTGCTGGGGAATTGCCCGCCGTTGAACATAACGGCCGGCTCTTGCCAGCAAGTTGCGCCGTTCTGTGCAAATCCGTAGACCGTAATCCGGTTGCCGTTAGCTCCTCGCAATTCAGGATAGACGCCGCCCGATTTCCACGTGATCTGAATCGATACGCCATCGGAGAGCACGGTGGCTGAGAAATCCGGATTGCCGACTATCTCCGAATTCCCGTTGATCGCAGTGGCGACTCCCTGCGCGATGTCGGTCAGCGTGTCAGTCTCTTGAACAACGTAGTAGTGATGGTTCTCGAGCAGGGCCAATCCCACGCGATTGCCCACGCCTGGTGAAGCCGTCAGCACCATCGTCCCTGAAGCTGCAACGTAGTCTCCTGCAATCGGAGTCGCGCAGCTCGGCCACAAGTTAACATGGTGAAGAGTTTCGACGCCCGTGTCATCCGTTGCCCAAACACGCAAGTTATTCCAGTCGACTACAGGATCTAGATTCGACTCGATCGGGATACAGCTCGCACGGCTTTCCTGATAACTTAGAGTCAGGCCGCTCAGATCTCCATCGGGCAAATAGCGCAGTGCTGGATGCTCGAAGACGTTATCGCGGTTCCACTCCACGACGCACCAGTCGAACTGTTGACGCCACTTACCTGAAACCGTAAATCCCGATGCGCTTGCCTCCGACATTGCGGCAACGGCCGAGGGCGTCAAGAAGTAACATTGAAGGTCCCGGTCCGGAGTTAACTTGGAAATCTGCTCTGGCATACATCTATAACCGGATCGTGACTGCCAGATCGCGTCCCGGGCTTATCTGCCCCGTGTATCCCGATACGACCTGTAGCGTGATGTTTACAGTCAGGCTAGCCGTCTCCTGTAATGCCGGCAGCGTCACGCCATCTAGAACGTTCGACGTCGTCTGGCCGCTCGGAATCGATATGTTGCAGTACTCGATCCCGTTCTGCAAGATGTCAACGCTGATCGTGTAACCGGTTGCGGCCTGGTTGACAACCGCCCGAACATCCCGCACCGCATGCGATGCTTCGATCATAAGCGGCGGCGATGCGTTCTGTTGTGTAGCGAGATATCCGCTGATCTGCATCGACAACTGCCCGCCCGAAAGAGTTCGCAGACCTCCGTCCGGCTGCAGAGTGTAGCATGTCTGCTGCGCCTGGCTATTGCCGAAGGAGTTCGTGACATAGAACTCGGCCGCGCAGATTCGGACATCCGGCAAACTGAGGGTGTGCAAATAGTTCAACGACGCGCGGTTTTCAAAGAAGTCGGCTGCAAAAGGCGCCACGGTCGACGTTGCATTCAGATGCAAAACCAGATCGCCGGCATTATGAGTGGTGGCCGTCGACCCCAAAGCCGCTCTTACAACCGAGTATGTGTTCGCTGCTGTATTTGCCGAAAGAACCGTCATCAGCTCGGAACCCACTTGAATGATTTGGCCCACGCTCGGCGTCGCGACAGCGACAAGTGAAAGAGTCGTGGTGCTGATATCGACCGCAGCCGCAAGCGAGTAACCGCTGGGCGTGTTCAATTCGTTCCAGGAGAACAGTTGTAGCGTCCCGCTGGAAACCGAACTGGTGTTCGAAAGACTTTCGAACCCAATCTGTGACAAGGCGAGTTCTCCCCCGCCAGGCGCTGAGAGCGTAAACTCCGGAGTTCCCGGCAAGCCGGCGTCTGAAACTTGTCCGCCCAGGGTCCAGCGTGTAAGAGGGCACAGGTCCGGCGTCCCCTCCTGATTATTGACGTTTGCCCCGCGTCCCGAAATCTCAACTACGCTGCCGCTTTGGTACGCGATCTGGAATTGCGCAGGGCTCGTTGCCGATAGGGCTGCAAATCTCCAGGACGGCTCAGCAATCACAAACGTGCTGGTCGCATCCGGGATCACTGACCAGGCGGGCGTCACGGTCAGCGTCGTTTCGTTGTTTGACGAAATCGTTCGTTCCTGGCCTTGCCCCGTGCCTTCAATGATCCGCGCCACCATGCCGTTGTAGGCCGATACGGTCGCGCCCATATCGCTCCACCCGATCGTTGTCGAAGACATTATTGTCGCCGGATAAGGGCCTGCGTATTCGAATCGATAGTAAAAGTTTGCGTGATCGAAGTTAGCGTCCGGCGGTCCAATCGGCTGGGGCGGAATGCCTGTGTCCATATAGCTTGCGGCGAGTGGCTGGTTGCTCGCTATCCGATACAGCAACTGCGGCGATGCGCCGCGATAGACGTTGAACGCCGCCGCGGTAACCGGGAAACTCAGTCCGCTAATAACAACGGAATTCATAGTGCTTGCCGTGGGAACTGTTGCCGGTACGGTAAACGACAAAGCACCTTCGTTCCCCGCGCTGTCAACGGCAGTAACCGCATAATACAGGGCGCTTCCGCCGGCAATGCTCCCGCTACCCGTAACATAACCGGGCGAAAGACTCAGCAGGGGTAAGTTCGGCGAATTTACAGCGGGCGCCGCCGGTTGAGAAAAACCGACGGTTAAAGTATCTATGGCCGTGCCATCGCTTTGCGTCTGAATCTGCTCCGCTACCTGAAAATCAAAAAATTCGAAATTGCCATTTGTATCGTCGTGGACTACGAGACCGATCAATGGTCGCGGCGTCTGAATCTGGACCCCAGGCTGCCGTCCCGCGCCCCCCAGGACGGCTGGATTATCGCTGTACCAATCGTCATCGTGAATTTGAGCCGTTATCGTAACCAACTCATAATTCATCGACGGAGAAAGTTTGACGACCCGAAAGGGAACGCGAATAAATCCTTCTTTCAAATACGTCAACGCGATGATATCGCCCGGACGCACCTTCAAAGCTCTAAAGCTGGTTTGGAATTCAACAAACATATTGCCGTCTGTTGACTTATCCAATTGTCTTAGCAGGACCCTGGTGGCTTGGCTGAAGTTCGCAATTCCGAGTGCAGTCGATTGGCTGCTGATTTCATAGCCGATGAGCGCCGAATCGTCTGCATCTACCAGCGACAGGCTATCCTGCTGGTACTCATTCGATTCATCCTGAAACTCGACGCTCAATCTATTCGAAGTCTCGGCGATGCTCCGCGATATCAGCCGCACCGTCGACGATCCGTTCGGATTTCGCGCGATACCCGAAAACGGGCCGGACCCATCGCTGAATTCGTACGCTGGCCACCCCCCATTCAGGGGCTCCGTACTGTTTCCGCCATCCGGCAATTCGGGCTGTTGAGCTCCGATCGTCGTCTCGGGGAGTAACTCCATCAGACCGGTCGTTCCATACCGGAGCATGAGGCTGGAGGCCACTCGGATGCCACGTACAATCGTCGCCGCGCTCTGGCGCTTGGTGATAACTGCGTTGCATTCATACCGCTGAACCTGTATCGGGTTGCCGTTCAAGTCGGTAGTGCTGATGAGCGCGCCACAAAAAGCTGCGGCAGATGCAAACAACGGTAAGTTCAGGTCCGAAGTAGACCATCCGCACCGGCGAAGAATATCCAGGATCACCCATGCCGGATTGTTTGTATAGCTCGTCTGCTGGAAAGATCCGTCCGGATTGTATTGGTCGATCTGCATTCCTTGCAGGAGTATCTCGACATTCGGCAGTGATCGGCCGCTGCTGATCCTATTCGGCACGACGATCGAGAGAACCGACATGCTCCCGTAGGGGTCGCCCAGTGGATTGCCGTTCGCATCTGTAAAATCCAGGTTAAAATTGCCGTTCCGCGTTCCCGCAGTCACTACGTTGTACCAGCCCGTGGTGGTCATGTTTTGACCTTGGACGGCTTGTGGTATCTCTACGTCATTAACAACTACCTTCATCACGCCCTGTATCGTTCCCATGCCTACCAGGGCTTCCATGTGAGTGAGATTTCCGTCGTTTCGTGCAAAGATTACTAGAGCTTTGATCCATCCGGTCCCGTATACGATCGGCACCGCATCGTTGTATTTTGCAGCGTCGTCCAATATCGGAGAAAGATGAGAGGTCGTCGCGCCCGACGTGCGGACCATGATCGCCGACGGAACAAATTCGAAGCCGCCAAAGCGCTGCGTCACGCTGCCTGATGCATCGGAAGAGAACATTCCGCGCTGCTGGCATTGAGTTCGCGACTTATCGCAAGTCGTGAATGCTTGTCCTCCGTTCAAGCTTCCAACTCCGCCGGCGACGTCGGCGGAATATCCGCACCGATAGTACTGCGAGTACTTACCAATGGCGCCCCCGTTAGCCGCTTCCGTTCTCTGTGCGAGCGTCGACGGGAAATTCCACGGGCATGATCGTTGGATACGGACTTCCGGCAGCGGTATTCGTTGCAGTGATAGCTTGTTCGTAAAACTGAGAGTGAGCGAGTCCTCGGCTATCTCGTCGGGGTCGCCCGCGATGCCCCGGAACAAAACGGTGCTTTCGGTAGTAATCTGCAGTGTCTGCAAATCCGCAAACGCAAAGTATACGGTCAGTTGAGTCCCTTTGAATCCGATGGCGGAATTGATCTCCGAAAGGGCGGAATCGGCGTTTGCTAGCACCATCGAAAGCTGCGAGATCCCGTCCATCGCATCGTCTGCGGACAATTGCAGATCAAACAGGTTATGCTTGAGAACTCTCGCCGAGTACACTTGCTGATTGAATGTAATCGAGTGGGTACTCCAATACTCAACGTCGCCCGAGGGGAGAACACATTCGAAAAATAATAGCGGCGTGTCGGCTTCGGCAAGCTGCTTGACCTGGTTGATCGTACTCATCTCTTGTCCTTAAAGCGAGGTCTCGATGCTAAATGCTGTGGAAGATAAGTCTGGGGCCATAGCCGTAATGCTCAGTTGGTCCACTCCCCAGTGAGCGCTTGGATAGACTCCGCCGGTCTCTTGAGTGGGTCTATATCGGGACGGTATTACTTGCGCCTCTAGCTGTGGGCCGTAAAGCTGCACCTGCTGTCCCGGTTCGAGTACTAAGCCCACGGTGAGACCAATACCGGTGTCGATAAGTTTTCCAGTCGCGACCAGTCGCGTCCAATTGGAGCCCAACGGCAGACTTGTGTTCTGTTGGGCAACAGAGCCCTGAAGAGTCGCCGTGAGCGCCGATTGACCAGTGCTCGCCGCATATACAGAAAAGCAATATTGGTATCCGGAAGGGACCTGCAGAGTCTGGTTGATGCCTTCGTTTACTTGCCCTGTGTTGGTGAGAGTCACCGCGGCGTTCCCGCCGTTCGGATCTAAAGCGCCGGTGGTAAGCTGAACGTTGCTGCCCCTAACCCACGGCGCCGCACTCATATCGGAGCTCGAGACGAGCATGTTATCGGTGGGATCTATAAACGTGAACGCGTGAAACGGCCCTGCGCATGCATTGAAATGAGCCTGTAGCGCCTCCACATCCGCGTCTGTCAGTTCCATATATGCCAGTTCCCAAATCAATCTCGCGCCATTCGGATCGGAAAAGGAGATCATGCTTCCGTCCGGCAGCACATTCTTGACCGTTCGGGCGAGTCGCAGTTTTCGAATTGGATACTGCGCGGTCGCTCCGCTTGCTAATTGAGGATAGAAGAGACTAGCCATTTGTTTCGATAACCCAGAAGGAAGTGGAACTTACATCGACGCCAACATACTCACTTAAGAAGCCGGGCGCGGCGAATACACAGTTGGGTACCGCCGTGCCGCTAAAGGGATCTGGAAAGGAGAACGGCGAATAATCTCCGCTTTGAGCGATAAAGAAATCCTCTAATTGTTGAATTTCGTTCTCATTCAACAGATCCAGGCGAATCTGCCATTGCCGCAACACCCGCGGTTGTGTTAGATACCGCTGATCTGATGCATCCAGAAATCGGATGACCTGGGCGCCTTGGCCGCTCGATATTAGGGCGGGATATTGCACCACGGCGCCAGTACTCATAACTGGAAAGGTTGCCACTTATATCTCCGCGATTACGTCGCCCAACGAATTGGAATTCAGAAGCGCCGTCTTCACGGCCTGGGCGATCTGAGTACTTTGATATTGAAATGTTTGCGCGCCGGCGTTTGAGCTACTCGGCTGCGGCGTAGGACTGCTCGCATAGAGACTGCCGCCTGCCTTGGTGGCGCTTGAACCTACGTAGATCGTCTGAGTTTGGGATTCCGGAAGCTGGAACTGTACCAGCGGAGGAGGCGTGCTCTTACCCCCGCCGCCGAATAGGCTGGCGATTCCTGCAATGATGCCGCCCAGCCCGGCTATGCTGCCCAGCCCATTGAAAGTGCTAGCGGCGCCTCCGGAAGCGGTTTGGGTAAGAAGCTTCGTCCATTGGCTCCCCGATTGCGCGGTGCTTGTTCGGGTGTTGGAAGGCGCGCCGAAGTTAATTCCTGTCGCAACCGTTTTCGCGCTGAAAGACGACGCTCTTAGATCCCCAGTGTTCGGGGGATTGGCGCTCTTCTCCGAACCAGCTTGCGTTTGCGTCACGGTACTGCTAGGAGTTAACAGCTTACCCATGCTTTGGCCGTCCACCTTCACACTTCCAAGCTGGTTCAAGAGGCCCGATAGATTGTTCTTACGATTCGCCACGTTGGTTCTCCAATTGCCACATCCGTTCCAGCAGCATCACGGCGTCTGCCGCCTTTGCATCCATATGCCAAAGACCTCCGCCTCCACATTCCTTCCAATATCGAAACTGTTCAAGGTAATGCAGGCTCAGCCCGGTAATCACAGATTTCGGACAGCTAGTGGCATACACTCCACCTCTTGCCCAGACCGCCCTGGGACGTTCCGGTCTCTGCACATCCGACCAGGCGCAATTTCTGGCCTTCACTAAGCCGCTCGCTCGACAGCTATCGCATCTCCACGCGGCCGGTGAAGAGAACTGGAAATGGAATGCGATTAGAAGTTTTTTCTTTCGTCGTCCGAAAGGGTTAGCTCGGCTTGTACTACTTCGCTAACTTCATTGCTCAATATCTCCGGTCCCTTCTCGATCAGTAGAGCCGGTGTGCCATCCTGGCCATCGATTCTGAAACCCTCCAGTTCTCTAAGCCCCCATTCCATGTACAGCTTCTTCGCCAATAAGTCCGAAAGCGCCGCCTCCAGATGATCGGCTGGCTCCCCCGACTTGAGGAATTCGTAACGCAGCGCCAGTTCGCGAACCTGTCTGGTTAGCTCTATACGCTCGCCGAGACTCATGCGCTTGATCGCGAAACGAACCCCGGGAACAGTGCGGCTCTCGTGCCATGTCACGCTCGTGTAATTCGGTGTTCTAAGCAAACGCGATATAAAGTTCATTCTCCGCCGTTCCTTGGGCTAAATTGTTCTTGAAGGACCACTGAAGCCTGGTCAACCCATCGTCGAAAGTAGGAATTTCAGGCGTGACATTGGGTATAAATAGGCCCATCACCTGCCCCGTCTGCTGACCCAGTTGTAACATCGCAGTGACAGGGGTTCGTTGCTTGGCGGCAGCATAAAGCGCCGTTGTCTGTTCGTCGTCCTGAGCGAACAGCGTAAATGTCGATGCCACTTGGCGCATGCCGGCCGCGATAGCTCTTGGGTACGACGAGCCGAATTCTTGGTTCCGAACGTCTATGTTGTTTTTTAGTTCCACACTGGCGCCGGTTAAGGTGAAAAACTGGTTGGGTGTACTGCCCAGCCAAGCCTGGCCCAAATGGCCGGGGACAATTGAATAGTCGAACTTTGTAAGCGTAGGTTCCGTAGGGAAACTGCTCAAACCGCCGTCGCCTGCTACGAAGCTACTCGAATCCAGAAGATCGCACGCCGGGCCGCTGAATACAAATTCATGAAAATCGCCGTCCACCGACATGGTGAACGAGTTCACTGCCGCGCCCGTAATCAGACGACTCACTGCAGTTGCCGGATCCCAGTAGTCATGTAAGGTTACGCTCGGAAGTCCGATCGCCAGGGGATATGTTACGCAGGCCGAAAGGGATGCATTCGCGGGCGGAGTATTCGAGAACGGTGCATTCAAGAGCACCGTCTCGGCATCGATCACGGTTACTACAAAACGTATCTCTCCACCGAATGAAATGGCGGACCCGAAAGACAGCCCGTGAGCCATCGTGGTTTGTATCTGCGTATTGTTCTGAACCGAAGCGACAGACAGTCCGCTACTCGATACGGGGATTCCGCCCATCGCAGCTTGAAACAAGGGCCCGTAGGATGGCGTTCCGATTCCGCTCCATGAAGTTAGGTACGTTCTGGTCTCAAATGCGGTCTGTCGTCGTGCCGTTAATGGCGTCCCTAAATAGGTACGTGTACCTGTTTTGTCCAGCCTTCTGCCGTGTTCAAGCGATTGCTGAGCCTCAAGGCGTACCGCGGGAAAGCGATTCCCCGAGCTCACGGTAGCTGCTTGTCCATATGCCGTCTCTACAGCCACATAGAACCGATTTGCATTAGAGGAGATATAGTTTGCCATAATTCCCTCCTAACTACGGCTTACATTCAAGGTGCAGGTCACGGTCGCCGATTCGACAAAACCGAGGCCGCCGACCTTGGGCGCTTGGAGCTGCACATCGTACATCCCTGAAAAGAACAGTCCGTCCCCCCAGTCGCCGATGTTTTGTCTCAGTAGCTCAGTTATGGATTCAACGTAATAGTGGATCCATTGGTCGGTATCGCTCAGTAAGTTACCGCTCGCCCAGATGTCTGCAACCACTGAAATCGTCCCCGATAAGGAACGAAACTTCTCTACCTGCGTATTCTTGACGGCCGCCGTATAGAGACAAATTCGTGGATATGTCAGCTGCAGATCCTTGTCTCCCATCGCCGGCACGGTCGAACTCAGTACTACCTGCTCCGCCGTAATCAGCGGGACGGTAACGTTGGCCGAAGCCGCTAGCGTGCTGATCTGCTGTTGCAAGGCATTGCCGGCGGTCAATAAGTCAGATAATTTTTGCGCGGCTTCGATGGTCAGCGGAAGCATGTCACCCTCGTTGAATCTGTCTGGAAAGCGGTATGTAAAAGTTCGGCTGCTGGCCGTTCACCGGTTGCGGCCCCGCAATCAGTCCCGTTACCGGTAATATCCAAGTCGAGCCAATCGCCAGCGGAGCATTATTCTGCCTACTTACTTCCGAGTCGGAAGTCCCCGCATATAGATTCCATCCGGACGCCGTAGTAGGCGCCTGTAGTACGCCTTCAGCCATCCCTACGACGATGCTCGATGTCCCGTCCAGAATGATGCCGTTTACCGGGCTTAACGCGCCTTCGTCACCATGGCTGTCTACCCACGCAGTTTGAATGTAGAGCGCCTGCGGGCTGATCGTTCCGGTCTCGATGGCGACCAACGGCATCGCGGGTTTTGGAAGGGGATTATAAACAATCCCGATTCCCGACATGAAAACCGTATCTGCAACATCCTTGGCGGCTGTTTGATATTCGGTCCATTTGCCTTGAAACCGCGTATTTAGTTGCACGTTGTAAGCCTCCGCAAAGAATCGTGAAAGCGACTCAAAGCACAGCCAGCGTTGCAATGTAGGCGTCACCACCACAGTGCTCAGCCCCAGCGAACGCCGGTTCATCCATTGGGGATCGGAAGGCCCCACATTCAACAACCAGAGCAAGACTCGATCACTGATCGCGTTGGCCGCCAACTGAATCTTTGTATCGACATTGATTCCGTGGGAAGAGGCCACCTGCACTAAGGCGGTCTCGAATTCGGTCAGATCGTCGAGCGTGACGACGTCGGCATCCGTAAATAGCGCCATGTGCGGCCTACTTTCGGGCGACCGGCGAATCGCTGTTCTTCTTCGCCACAGGGCTGTCAACGTCCGGGTCGGCTAGAATGGCGAGCTGTACCCGCTTGGCCATTGCTGCTTTCTCAGCAGCTTTCCGCACCGCTTCCTGCTGGGCCGCGTGAGCCTCTTTTTGCTTTTCCGTTGCGAGTACTGCGCGTCCCTCGATAATCATCTTGGCCGCGGTATAGCGAGACACTTCGGTCACCATCCCGGCCTTCCCGCCATCCGGCGTCTCCAGGCTTGCGATCAGAACGTAAGAATCCGCGATCCCGTTCTCAATTTCCCGAAGCCTGCGAAAGTATTGCTTTAAATCCATGGATAGCCTCCAAAAAATTAGCGCGGGAACTCTGATTCGAATCCCCGCGCGCGTTGCTTAAGTTGCTGTAAGTTAGCTGTTGACCTGAACTGCGAAATTGTTCCGCAGTACGCCGCAGCCATAAAGCACATCGACCGTGAACTGCTGCGAAAGCGTATTCGGCTGATAGCTCATGACCACGCGGATTCCGAAGTTGCCCATCTCGGCGTACTCCGCCACCGCGCCGGTGCCCGGAAGAGGTTGCGGTAACCGACGGATCACAAGGCCGAGCGCGTCCCGAGTGAACGCCAGATTATGCGTGTTCGGTGTTGCGGCGCCTGTGGTCGGCACAAACTGCGAACGGAAGATAAAGAAGTCTTTCATCTTTCCGACGTTGCCGTCCACCAACGCCTTCAATCCGGCTTCGCCGGCCGAATAGTACTCGCTGAAACGAGGAATCTGACGAATCTGCGAATAAGTGTTGGAATCTACTACCAGGTACTTCGGCGCGCTCGGAGGAACCATCGCCGCGAACAAAGCAGTTTCGGCGGCGTCAATCGTCGCTTCCGTCACAGGCGTGCTCGCCGCGCCCACTTGCGGATTGGCCGTGAACTGGCTATAAAGATTCAGAAGGTCGTGTTCCACGCGCTCGGCAATCGCAATCACCGCAGGCTGCATGTAAGCCTTTAGCAATTCAGGAAACGCCAGCGCCTTCGTCACGTCTGGAATCTGGAAGGTCGCCTCGGCATGCGTATTCAGTACGATCTGCGCATTCCCGAGATTCGGATTCTGCGGCGTAACCGTGCCGCCTTCAGCTATGTTATTCGCTACCAGAACCGGAGGAATCGGCACGTTAACCGTGTCACCGGCATGCGCCAGAACAGGCTCGTAATCGCGATTCACCAAGTTACCCATGACGAGATTCCCCATCAAGGCCGGCAATGCGTCGGCTGCAACCAGCTTAACGATCGCATTTGCCAGATTGGCAGATGTAATTGTTGACATAAATCTCCTAAGTTATTTCACAACTGAACAAGCGAACCGTTTATCTACGGTGCGCCTGCATATTGGTTTGTGCTGCTTGTCTACTTACTTTTCCCGAGCCCAGCCCTACGCGAGATTGAGCGCCCCGGTAGTGTCTGGATCGGACGGCCGTTCCGGATCCTGTGCGCCTTTACACGCCTCGTAATGCTTGGTTCGCGAGCTTTGAAATCTCCCGACGCACTCTGTCCAGATCGTCTTTGTTCATTCCAGGCCGGATCTTGTCGATCTCCACGCCACTCGATCCTTCTTGCGCGGTGCTCTTGCCAGGCGTTTGAACTCCGCTCCCTCCGGCGATTCGCGCCGGCAACAGTTCCGGGTTCTCCTGCACGAAGCCTGATAAATAATCCTGTAAAGACTTCGCCTCGGGTCCCTTGCTTTGCAGGTGCCCGTCGTCTCTACGCATAATCTCGTCTTTGACAGCTCGGAACGCAAGGTCAACCTTCGCCACTCCCAGCCGTTGCAGTTCGCTCCTGATCTGCGAATTTCGATCCGCTTCTTCCGCCATCGAGCGGGCCTTCCGGTTCTCTTCCACTAGCTGATTCAGGCGCGCTTCGAGTCCCTCTCGGCGCTTTCGTTCGTCCTGCAGCTCAGCCTTATAGGCTGGTTCCGCTTTCTCTTGCTCGGCACGGACAAATTCCTCAATCGCGTGCCGGACCACATCCCGGATATCGACACCGGTCGCCGGCGCTTTATCCATCGGAGTGTGATCTGACATGAATCCCCTTTCTTCGACTAATTAAATATCTGCGCGTCGATTTCTCGCGCAATTTGATCTTTTGTTTCCTGCCGTGCATCGCTCAGATACTTCAACGCCAGCCTTTGATAGATCTGCCGCTTTAGCGTAGGCGAAGCGATTCCCAAACCGAGTAAGTCGGTTGCATTCTGCAGCTCGCTAGCGAAGTCGGAGATGTCTAACTCGTCCAGCCCTGTCACGGATATACTCACGCCGTCCGCTCGGGCGTCGCTGATCGCCTTCAGAACCCGGCGGATGCAGTCTTTAACGGCAGCTCCGTAGGCCCGCAGCACCTCTTCAGTGATCGTGAAATCCAGCTGCTTGCTGGCGGCCGACTGCGCGTGCCCGCCTTCCATTTCGCCAGAGGCCTGAGACAGATAACAAACTCGATAAATCTCTTCCTTCAACGTCTCAAGATTGTCGGCCGCAATTTGGTACACTTTTCCGTCCGGCTCGGTCCAGCCGAACTTATCTCCAGGCCCGAGTTGAATATAGTAACTTTCCCCTACAATCTGGTTCCATTCGCGATCCGAGTAAATGACAGGCATCGCGAATAGCCCCATCGTGATAGCCCACCCCAGGGCGTTCGACTTGTTGAAGTGTTCGAGCTGTAGGTGCCCAGCTTTGTTCATCAACCAAAGTCCATCGCTCACCTGTAGCGTAAGAAGCGGAACGCGCCCCTGACGAACCAGCGAATGCGCGCCGTACGCAATCAACTCGATGCTCGTTGGCTGGTTCTCCTGCTCAACCCGCCGGTAGGTCCGATAACTGGTCTTGTCGAAGTAATACCAGTAAGTTTCTTCTACTACATCGGGCGATTCAACCCGCGGTTGTCGCCGGACGGATTGGCGTAAGACAACCCACTCGTATTCGCCGCGTTCATCCAGGCTCCAGTTAATGAGATCCTCTGCTTGATAGCGGATGAGATAAGCGCGCGACAAGCCCGCCGCGTCTTCTTCGGCCCGGTTGGTCGGCGCCGCCGCTGATCGTGGAAAGTCGATCAGAATGTGACTGCGGCCGGCCACTAGTGCGTCTATCAGGCATTCTCGAAAGAAGTTGGATAGCGTGGTTCCTCGTAAGTCGCAATCGTCCGCCAGCTCGGCCAGGAATTGCTGACCAGACTCCAATCCGCCTTGAAACTGCAAGCTCGGTTGGCGCCGGAACAGCGTCGACGCGTACCAGTCGACGATGGAACCAACGTAGTTTTCATAGAACACCCGGTGCAGCCGCTCGCTATAAACGTCTAGCGGTTCCTTTTGTCTCCGCAGCAAGTATTCAGCCGCTCTGTGCTTGAACCCTTCCCCCCCGGCATATAAGTCGCGGTACATTCGCCACATCAGCTTTTGCCGCTTATAATCCGGATGCTCTCGATCGATCTCTATCATCGTGTGTTGTCCCTGCTTTTCAAAACAACGGCCTATTTATTTCGCCTGCGCTCGGTTTTTCCCCGAATAACTCCCAAACTACATACCCCAGCGCGTCCGATGCGTGCGTTCGCTGCGGATCGCGCAACTTATCCACTACGCCTGACTCCGGCTTGAACATCACTTCCTCAAAATCCTTGATCAATTCCTTGCAGCGCGGATCGACTTCCAACCGCACCTCTCCCAGCGCGTTGGTTAGTAGCGCGTTAACCTTTCGGACCCGATTCAAAACCGGTGGATTCTTGGTCGGTACGCGTAGCTTCACGTACCGGAATCCAGCTCGGTATAAATACGTCTGCAAAGTCGAATAATCGGTGCTCCCGGTCGTGTGCATGTTCTTACCACTGGCGTCTCCAAACACCTCTAGCGGTCCCATGTGCCCCTTGTACCGGTTCTCAAACTCCATGCACGCCTCTTCTGTTGTGGCGCGCTCCAGCACGATCTCATCCAACACGGCAAGCCGTCCGTTGTCCCACTGAAGCACCACCGATGTCATCGGCGCCACGTTGAAATCCAGCGACCACATCAACAGCTTCCGCGGATCGTAGGCGTGCCGCGCCTGATGAACGGCGGCATTGAAGCAGTGATACACCCGGTCCGCCCGGCTGTTGAGATACTCGCCTAACGCCTCTTGGCGGTAAAACTTCGGATCGTAACTGCTCTCTAGCCTTTCGTAATAATCCGGCGTCTTGTCCAGTAAGTAACGGTTCTCAAACGGCTGCGCTCGCACACATTCATAACCAGCCACCCGCTCCTGAATAAATCTCTTGTAAAGCCAATCGTGACCTTGCGGCGTCCACACGCCGAATCCACATAACTTTTCCGCATTCGGGTCCCGAAGCCGCGCCTCTAGGCGCAGCCACGCCTCCTCGCGCGTATACGACAACTCATCGATTCCGAACCAGGCTAAGTTGGTCCCCCGCAATCTCTCCGGCTCATCCAGTGACCGCAGTAGCACCGTGCTCCCCGGCGCCTTCATCCACAGTTCGCCGTCGGATTTCTTTACCTCGAACTCGACGTCTCCTTCTTCCAAAGCCTCGTACAGGCTTGCCAATGTTGCATCCCGCAACATCGCGTATGTCGGAGCAGCAAGTATGCCCTGCCTGCCACGATTCATGTAGCATAGCTTCAGCGTCTCGTAGCACAAAGCCGCGCTCTTGCCTGATCCGACTGGCCCCGAGAAGCCCTTAAATCGCGCCGTGGCGGATTGAAAGCGGCTCTGCGAAGGCAGCGGATCGTACAT